ACGTAAAATTGCAGGACTTTGAGCTGGCAGAGATCAAACAGCTGCCTATGACTATTGAGCATGACAATGAGTGGTTAATGCAGAGGTACTGCGTGGACATGGTGGCAGCAGGACTCCATGCAGGCACGATCAAGAGCTACATCGGAGTCATTAAAACGTTTTTTGATTTTGTTGGAAGAAATTATAAATATGTGACAGCACAGGATATCACAGATTACCTTGCTATCAGGAGTTACCGGGATCATATCAGCCAAAATTATAAGTCCACCATATACCGGTATCTCTGCACGTTCTTCGGCTGGGCATTCCGCAAACAGCACATCAAGAATAATATCATTGATGGCGTTGATCGTGTTAAGCAGGTGAAAAAGAAAAAGGTTCGCCTGACGGATGAGGAAGTGGAAACTATCCGTTATGCATTGCAGACACCCAAGGAAAAGGCTTTGTTTGAATTGATGATCTGTACCGGCATGCGTGTAGGTGAAATCTCTTACCTCAACGTGTCAGATATTGATCTGACAAATAAGCAGGTATCAATTTACGCAGAAAAAACGGACACATATCGCACAGGAATGCTCACTCCGGTAGCTGTGATGGCGCTGAGGAATTATATTGGGGACAGGCCTGGGACGGATCCGTTATTTTTGGCAGACAGAGCACCGTATAACCGGATGCACACCTACGGAATCGAAAAGCTGGCTAAAGAAATGGCTCTGCGTGGAGGAGTAACCAGGATAACAGCCACCGTGCATGTGTACCGTAAGACCTTTGCATCCGTCCTTTATCGTAAGACAGGAGATGTTCTGTTGGTGAGTAAATTACTAGGCCATGCAAAGCCTGATATGACAGTACAGTATTATCTAATTGATGATATAGAGGAAATGCAGCACAAGTATAACAGAGTAGCATAGTAACAGCACCGGAAGTTGCACCGGTGCAACAGAAAGGAGAAAGCATCGATGCAGAGAATTAACAGAGCAAGCTGGAGGATTATCGAAACTATATTATTACGGTATCCCCAGCGAAAGAAAGAGTATGAGGAGTACATATCGGACATTATGGCATCACCGGCGGGAGGCAGCAGTCGTCCGTTGGACCCCGTCAGGGAAATGGACAAGGCACAATCTGTCACAGAAGCAAAGGCCCTGAAGATGACCTCGGTGTATCATGATAGGATCAAAAAAGAGATAGAGGCGGTGGAATTTGCCTATAATTCTCTCAAACAGGAGGAACAGAGAGTAATCCGGATCAGATACTGGAGCAAGGGCCTCAGAGCACCGATCCCGTACCTTAAGATTGGTGGGGCATCATACAGTGAGCGACAGATGAAACGGATCGTGTTCAAGACAATTGAACAGATTGGTAGGTACATTGGAGAGTTAAAGTAAAAGATGGCATGATTTCGCATGTCAAATGTGATAATATAGTATCGTGATAAATTAGTGACAGGGCAATGCAGATAGCTGCGTTGCCTTTTTTCGTGGAGTTGCACCGGTGCAACTATAGAGAGATGGTGAGCGGATGGCAAAAGGCAAATATAAATATTGGCTGACACCGGAAGGCTTACTAAAGCTGGAAGGATGGACAAGGGATGGACTAACAGAAGAGCAGATTGCTGGTAATATGGGAATCTCCAGGTCTACATTAAATGAATGGAAAAAATTGTATCCGGACATTTCGGACACCCTAAAAAGGGGAAAGGAAGTTGTGGACCTGCAAGTAGAAAATGCGCTCTTGAAAAGGGCACTGGGATATCGGTATACAGAAGACAAATATGTAAGCGTTCCGATGGAGCAGGAAGAATATAGTCAAAAGCTATTTGAATATATGAATCGCTACAAACTGGAGCATCCGGAGGCAACAGATGATGAGCTGATGCTTGTAAGAGAGAAGTTTCCAAAAACAAAAGAAATGCTTGTGGAACGAAAAGTAAAAGAAGTAGAGCCGGATACCACAGCCCAGATATTCTGGTTGAAGAACCGAAAACCGGATAAATGGAGAGATAAACAGGATGTCCAGATCTCCGGAGAACTCAAGTCCGAACAGAGTAAACTGGATGACCTGATCAGACAGATGCGTGGTGATGGGTAATGAGCGCAAGTAAGCTCCTGTTGTCAGAGAAATACAAAGCATTCCTGAAATGTGATGCTCCGGTGGAATTTCTGGAAGGAACCACGGCAGCAGGTAAGACGACGGTAGGAATCTTCAAGTTTATGCTTAAGGTGGCAGAAAGCCCAAAGAAGCTTCACATCATTGCTGCGGATGACACCGGAACTGCTGAGAAGAACATCATCAACAAAGACCTTGGTATACTGGATGATTTTGGCATTCTGGTGGAATATAACGGCAGTGGAACCAAAGACGATAAGATTCCACATCTGATTCTGCATACTGGCAGGGGAGATAAAGTCATTTATGTGCTGGGCTACGGCAACAAGAGAAAGTGGAAGAAGGCCCTGGGTGGACAATATGGCTGTCTGTACATAGATGAAGTAAATACCGCAGACATAGATTTTGTCAGAGAAGCATCCATGAGATGTGATTATCTGATGGCAACACTAAACCCAGACGATCCGGGACTGCCGGTGTACAAAGAATATATCAACTGTGCACGTCCTCTTCCGGAATGGAAGGATGAGACACCACAGGAAATCATAGAGGAACTGAAAGAAGAGCCAAAGGACGGATGGATCCATTGGTTCTTTTCTTTTAAAGACAATGCAGGCCTTCCACCGGATAAACTGCAGATGATCCTGCAAAACACACCGAAGGGAACAAAGATCTGGAAAAATAAGATCCAGGGTCTCCGCGGAAAAGCGACAGGGTTGGTATTCTCCAACTTTGTCAGAAAGAAACATGTTGTTACTGCTGCATGGGTGAAGAAACAGATTGCAGATGGGAAGATCCGTTTCAGGAAGTTTACGGCCGGACTGGATACATCATATTCCTCAAAATCTCCGGATACCATTGCAATGATCTTCCAGGGCATTACGGATGACCGCAAGCTGATCACACTGGCTGAAATGGTGTATAGCAATGCTGATCTCAGTGTGCCGTTGGCACCATCTGACACAACGGTAAAGTTTATAGCTTTTCTGGATAGATGCAGATCGGAATGGGGATTTGCAAAAGAATCCTTTGTTGACTGCGCGGATGCGGCGACAATAACAGAACTTCGGAAGTATAAGCGCCTGCATGGGTGCCTTTACAATTTCATTGAGTCCTACAAAAAGGTAACAATACTGGATCGTATCAATTTACAGCTGGGATGGATCCAGCAGGACTGCTATCTGGTAGTTGAGGATTGCACAAACCATATCTCAGAATTGGAACGCTATTCATGGGACGAGGAAGAGGATGTCCCGGTACCGGAGGATAAGAACGACCATACGATCAATGCAAACCAGTACGGATGGATTCCATACCGGAATATGATTGGATTCGAGGAGGATAAACAGAGGTGAACCTGATGGAAAAGATAAATGAGAATATCAAAAGAGGTATACGGAGCTGGCTGAATGTTTCTCCGGCGAATCCTTATGTGTTCAATATCAATGAGATGATGGACTTCGAGGGGAATGCGATCCGAAACCGCATCTGGTATCGTGGTGACAGCAACGAACTGGAGCAGTTCTATGAGCAGAATGCAGAATATGCAGATAAATATAAATTCTGGTCCAGCAAGAGTACACCGGGGATGGAAATGCGCAAGATCCACACAGGTGTTCCGGCGCTTACGGTGAGAACTCTGGCAGCAGTAGTCCTTCCAGATATGGGGGAATTTGAATTTTCCTCAGAGAACGAAATGCAGAAACAGATATGGAAAGACATTGCAAAGCCTGAGAATAATAACTTTGCCGATAAGGTAGAGGATGCAATCAAAGAAGCACTGTATATCGGAGACGGGGCTTTTAAAGTGTCCATTGATACAGAAGTCAGTGAGTATCCGATTTTAGAATGGTATGCCGGGGATCGTGTCGAAATCATACGGAAAAAGGACAAGGTCCGGGAAGTGATATTTAAGACACCATACAGCGGAGGAGGAAAGACATATGTGCTCAATGAGGTATATGGATATGGGTATGTAAAGAACGAACTGTATCTGGATAACAGACAGGTTCCGCTGACTACACTACAGATAACCAATTCACTGGAAGATGTGACCTTCGATAAAAGCGTTATGCTGGCGGTGCCTATGATGTTCTATAAGTCGGCAAAATATGAAGGACGTGGCGGAAGTATCTTTGACGGAAAGGTGGACAGCTATGATGCGCTGGATGAAGTATGGAGCCAGTGGATGGATGCGCTGAGAGCAGGAAGAGCCAAAACATATATTCCGGACTGTCTGGTTCCGAGGGATCCGGAAACAGGAGCTGCGATAACACCGAATCCGTTCGATAACAGATATTTTGCAGCAGAAGGAGACCAGCGCGAAGGGCAGAAAAACGTAATCAGTACAGACCAGCCGAGCATTCCTCATGACAGCTATCAGGCTTCCTACTGTACGGCACTGGACCTTTGCCTGCAGGGGATCATCAGTCCTTCTACACTGGGGATTGATGTAAAAAAACTGGATAATGCAGAAGCGCAGCGTGAAAAGGAAAAAACAACGCTGTACACAAGAAACATTATCGTGGAAACTCTTCAGACAGTATTGCCACAGGTAGTATCCATGTGTATCAACGCATATCACCTGATGAAGAATGAGGCAGTGGAAAGTGTAGAGGTAAATCTCCCATTTGGAGAATATGCCAATCCTTCATTTGAATCTCAGGTGGAAACAGTTGGTAAGGCAAAGCAGAGCGGAATCATGAGCATTGAGCGCTGTGTGGAGGAACTATACGGTGACAGTCTGGACGATGATTGCAAACGAGAAGAAATCGCAAGGCTCAAGGCAGAGCAGGGGATTCAGAGCATTCCGGAGCCGGAGATCAGAACGGATGCAGGAGAATTCAGGATAAACGGATTTACTGGAGGTAGTGATGGAAGTAAAAGTAGCGAAAAAAACATACCGGATGAACCGGGAGGAGTACCAGGGGCTTCTGAAGGTGGCCAGTGAGCAGGTACCGAAAGGAATCTATGCAGTGGAAAAAGGTAATTATGCGGAACTTCGCTGTGATCATTGTACCAGCGTCACGCAGATCAAGACATTGACCAGACAGTTCAGAAGCCAGGGATTCAAGGTATATGCAAACGGCAGGTGATTAGATGCCTAAGATAAATTCAGAATATGATATCGGAGCAGCATTCGAAGCTATTGAGAATGAACTCATTGCTTCCATGATCCGGAATATGCGAAGACATAAGATTGAGGAAATCGATGAAGATAAGCAGTGGTCCATGTGGCAGACAGAGCAGCTCCGGTCGTTGGAAAAGTACAGAAAAGAGAATCAGGAACGATTTGGTACAAAATTTAAAGACATTAATAACCGGATCGAAGTGCTGATCAGTACTGCCAGGGATGAAGGAGATATGGAGCAGGAGATAGCCATACTGGAGGCTATAAAGAAAGGTTTCCCAGCAGGAAGAGTAAGTCCGGGAGCATCGGCGGCATTCTTCCGGTTGAACCAGAGGAAGCTGGAGGCGCTGATCCGGGCGACCACATCAGACATGGAAAAGGCTGAGACAGCCGTCCTGCGCATGGCAAATGACCAATATCGTAAGATTATTTTTAATGCTCAGGTATATGCCAACAGTGGAGCAGGGACTTATGAGAAGGCGGTAGACATGGCTACAAAGGATTTCATTGCCGCAGGTCTTAACTGTGTGGAATATGCCAATGGATCCAGACACACATTGGCAGACTATGCGGACATGGCAATACGGACAGCCAGTAAGCGTGCATACCTGCAGGGGGAAGGGCAGAAAAGGCAGGAATGGGGGATATCCACGGTGATCATGAATAAGCGTGGAAATCCCTGCCCCAAGTGTTTACCGTTTGTTGGTAAGATACTGATCGATGATGTATGGAGCGGTGGAAGCGCCAAGGATGGACCATATCCCCTGATGAGCGCGGCAATAGCAGCAGGACTATACCACCCTAGATGCAGAGACAGCCACACTACCTATTTTCCAGAACTGGAGGATTTGGATAATGAATACAGTAAAAAGGACATAGAAGATATCGAAGAACAGAACAGGAAAGAAGCAAGACAGCAATATGCAGAGAGACAGGAGAAAAAATTCCATAGATTAGCATCATTTTCACTGGATCCGGAGAATAAAAGCAAGTACCGTGCGAAGGAAAAAGAATGGAGTCAGGAAACGGAAGACCGGTATAAAGTTCCTGATGAGGTGAAAGTGCCGAGATCGGATACTCCGCAGATCATGATCGATTTAGTGGATCAGTACACAAGAGATGAGTGCATCAAGATAGATGAACTGTCAGAATATGCATTTTCGTATGATCTTGATAATGATTTGATAATTATCAATCCGAGACATCCGCAGTATGAAGAGGAGAACTACAAGCATGTGCTGGCGCATGAAATAGCCCATAGAATTGATCATAATGAGTATGGCAGTCCCATGTATGCTGAATTCGCAGAGGCAATAAAAAATACAGAAAACAAAATATTGCAAAAAAAGGAGAAGTATCAACGGAGACTTGCTGTAAATGGTGATTTAGAGTACAATTACTTCATCAGTGATATAATGTCATGCATAACAGACAATGTGATTACAGGAGTATACAGACATGAATCACAATACATAGGTAAACCCGGATATGCGGAGTCGGAGATATTTGCGGATATATATGCTGCATTGTATCAGTCGGATGATATAACTGTAGAATTCATAAAAAGTGAATTGCCAGAGCTATATGAAGCATTTATGAAAGTGCTAAAGAGGTAATTATGTTCAAAAAAGAATTTGTTGAAAAAATGAAAAACGATGAGGAACTGCAGGAGTTGCGCAGGAAAGTATTATCCTTCTCCGAAAAAATGGGAGATGCCGCATACATCATCGGAAAAGATAAAAGCTATGAGGATTATAAAGAACGTTTGCGAAGAATGGTAAAAGAACATGAAGCCACCGGTCAGTAGATTGGTGGTATTTTTATCTCGAAAAAAGAAAATTGCACCGGTGCAACAAATAATCTGGAATCAACACGCTTCATGGCGTGTTTTTTTATGCCCAAACACGAGCAAGGCAATAAACTGCAGCGTGACCGGAGACACCGAAGACAATGGATCGCAGTAAGGGTGACACCCTCAAAATGGAAAGGAGCACGTTATGTTTTACAAGACAGTAAGAAGATTCTTAGACCCCGATGGAAGCCAGGGCGGAGCACCGGCAGGAGAACAGACTAATCAGCAGTCACAGCAGAATGCAACACCGCAGATTGACTATGGGAAAATCCAGCAGATGTTGGATGGAACGCTTGCGGCAAAAGAGGATACGGCATTGAAAGCCTATTTCAAGCAGCAGGGACTTTCCCAACAGGAGGTGGAACAGGCTATAGCAACCTTCAAGGAACAGAAGGCGGCAAATCAGCCGAATGTGGAAGCATTGCAACAGCAGGCTGCAACCGCAGCAGCTGAGGCAAGACAGGCACAGATCCAGCAGGCAGCGACGATGGCAGCAGTCGGACTGGGAATCAGCGTAACATCCATTCCCTATGTACTGAAGATGGCAGATTTCAGCCAGACAGTAGGACAGGATGGAAAGATCAGCAATGAGAAACTTACGGAAGCCCTGAATAAGGTGCTGGAGGATATTCCTGCATTAAAGCCGCAGGAGACAGATACTACAGGTTTCCTTCATGTAGGGACAGGCGGAGATCCTTCGCAGCATACACAGCAGGCAACCGTACAACAGCAACAGACACCGACCAAAAGATGGAATCGGTGGAACTAAGGAAAGGAAGGTATAAGATATGCCTAATTTAAACTATGCACAGCAGTGGAGTCCTGAACTCCTGCAGATTCTGATGCAGGGAGCGTTAACCTCTCCCTTCATTACATCTAATGTAAGATGGCTTGATGCGAAGACATTCCACTTTACACAGATGAGCACCACTGGTTATAAGAATCACAAGAGAACCGGTGGTTGGAACATGGGATCCTTCGATCAGACAGATGTTCCGTTTACAGTAACCCATGACAGAGACGTTCAGTTCCTGGTAGACAAGGCAGATGTGGATGAGACCAACGCAACTGCATCCATGCAGAATATCTCCAGAACCTTCGAACAGACTCAGGTAGTGCCTGAGACAGATGCCCTGTTCTTCTCCCGTGTGGCACAGGTGGCACAGAAGACAGAGGAATACCACAGCGAGACTGCTATTGCTGCTTATACTAAGGCAAAGGTATTCGGAATGCTGAAGGATATCCTTGCAAAAGGTAAGTTGAGACGGTACAAGGCAAATGGTAGTCTGCTCACGTATGTGGCCAGTCCTATTATGGATGCACTGGAGCAGTCCACTGAGTTTACCCGTAAAATTGAACTTACACAGATCGCTGAGGGTGGTATCGGCATCGAGACCAGAGTAACGGAAATCGATGGTGTACCAATCATGGAAGTTATCGACGATGAGCGTTTCTATGATGCTTTCGACTGGGAGCCTGCTGAGGGTGGATTTGCTCCGCTGAAAAAAGTTGCAGCAGACAGCACTCATAATATCGAAGCAGTAACCGGAGCTCATAAGATCAATGTACTGGTGGCATGCGGACAGACCTGTAAGACGGTTCCTAAGATTGCTTCTATCTATTATTTCAATCCCGGAACACATACAGAAGGAGACGGATACCTGTACCAGAATAGATCTCTGTCTGATACCTTTGTATTCCCGAATGGTCGTGACGGTAAAGTGGATAGCGTCTATGTAGATGTGGATACCACGGAGTACACCGGGGAGTAAGGAGGGCATATGTCCTATAAACCTTATGTAAGAAAAGAAGAGTACACAGAGATCTATAATGGCAGCGTGATTCCTGACGAAGAGCTTGAAAAGGCACTCCGTCAGGCATGCCGACATATTGACAGCCTGACATTTAACCGGATTGTGGCTGCAGGATTCGATCATCTGACAGCTTTTCAACAGGAGACGATAAAAGAAGTTGTCTGCCTGCAGGCAGATTTCGAATATGAGAATGCAGATGAAATCAATACGATTTTATCCAGCTATAGCATAAATGGAGTATCCGCACAGTTCGGAAGTTCCTGGAATGTTTTCATGGAAAAAGGTATTGCCATGAAGCGGGATGTCTATTCGTTGCTGATGCAGACGGGTCTGTGTTGCAGAATTGCGAGGTGATTCCATGAAATATCCGTGTCTGGTGCCCAAAAGATTATGCAAGACAGATATCTCCGTTGCGATAGATCAGGAAGGACTGAACAAATACGGGGAGCCATTGAAGCCGGTGGAATATTCTGGAAAATGTAACTATCAGGATAAAGCCAAGACTGTGCTGACATCGGAGAAGAAACTCATAGAGATTACAGGGACAGCATTGTTTCCCGGAGATATATGCCCGGAGCTTACGGTCATATCAGGAGGCAGTGCGGTGATATTCGGTGCAAAACGCAGGATTCTTGAGGGCCGTAAGGCGAGAAACCCGGATGGAACAGTCAACTATACGGAGGTGCTGCTGATATGATCAGTGTAAATTCTACAGTAAAACTGAATTTTCCGAAGATTCAACAGCTCACAAGAGCACAGGTGGTGGCTTTAGAGCAGACCGCTGAGGCGTTGCATACCAATGTAGTGCAGGCACAGGTGTTCCCAAGGGATACCGGCAATCTGCAAAACGAGAGCACTTTTGTTGATTATTCGGAGAGCAGCCAGGGAAAAGTCAGTATCATATCCAGCACACCCTATGCAAGACGGCTTTATTTCCACCCGGAATATCATTTCCAGAAGACGGAGAACCCGAATGCAAGAGGCGAATGGTATGAGGACTGGATCTCTGGGAAAAAATCAGAGTACTGCCAGAAAGCATACAAACAAATATACAGGAGGATTGCCGGATTATGATGTTATCGGATGTGCGGGATTATGTGGAATCCCTTGAACTGGCAGACCATGTATATATGGGAAGCCTGCCGGACAAGCAGGAGAAGTCCATCGGTGTTTATAACAGCAAACATCAGCAGGAGTATAAGACAGCATTAGGAGGACCACAGCTTGCATCTTACGGGACAAAATATGTCACCCTGTTGATTCACTGGAATAATTCGCCGAGAGAATCAGAAAAGGCAGCCATGACAGCATTTGATGCGGTGAAGGCTGCAAGAAATGTAACGGTCAACGATCAGTTGATAAAATTTATACAGCCTCTTTATGAACCACAGGATGTCGGAAAAGATGATGCCGGTATCTGCGAATGGGTCATAGAGATGGCTGTTATTTATGAGAAAGGAAAAGGTGAAAAAGAATGAGCACACCTATTACAGGAGTATACCCCTGTTATGAAAACCAGTTCCAGATCAATGCGGCAGCAAGCGGTGTAGAAAAGAAAATGGTTGATATTGCGGACTGCGAGACATTCAGTGTATCTTTCGATAATGGAGTAGAGGAATGGCATCCGTTTACAGAAAAAGGATGGGTGAGACGCCTGCTTACCAGTAAGGGAGTTACCATATCCGTAACTGCGAAACGTAACGTAGGAGATGCCGGTAATGATGCTGTAGCAGCACTTGCGTGGGTAAACGGCCGCTCTGCAGAGAAAGATGTCCAGTGGACATTCCCCGACGGAACCGTGGTGCTGTTTGCCGGAGCAGTCGTGAACGTAAAGAACATTGGAGCAGGAGACTCTACAGCTGTGGCACCGTTGGAATTCGATATTATGAGCAATGGAAAACCTGAGATTACTCCCGCAGCATAAAAACAGGAGGCTATTATGGCAAAGAAAATCGTAGATATTACAGAAAAGCTGAGTTTTGACGAGAACCCGGTATTGAAGATTAAGGATGTTACCGTAGAAGTAAATTCCGATGCAGCCACTGTGCTGAAGATCATGGGTATTTTTTCGAAGGGTACATCAGCTAAAGAAGTGTTGGCGGTATATGAACTGATTTTTAATGAGAAGGATCGGAAAAAGATCGATAAACTGAATCTCCAGTTCAAGGATTTCCAGACAATCATCATGGCAGCAGTAGACATGATCACGGGAGACGAAGAGCCGGGAGAGCAGTGACCCGTACTATGATCTGATCGGAGATTACAGTCTGATCGTATCATCCTTCCAGGCGCAGTACGGGATTCGGCTGTCAAAAGAAATTGATACCATGAAGTGGGATGAGTTTAGGGATCTTCTTATTGGAATCGGACCGGAGACACCGCTGGGACGGATCGTAGCAATCAGGGCCGAGGAGGATAAGGATATTTTAGACCATTTTACTCCGGAACAGCACAGAATCAGGAATGAATGGCGTGCAAACAGAGCAAAAAAGGTAGCACCTGATAATATGGCAGCAGTACTTGATCAACTGAAGAATGCGTTCATTTCTCTGGCAGGGGGCGATATACATTGAAAAAGTAGATAAGAAAAAAGTAGTGTGTCCTTACTGTGGGCATCCGGTGAATGCAATGCAGACGGAAGATGCACATTGCAGGGGAATTTATTTCCGATGTAAAAATAAGGACTGTAAAAAGATTTTTGAGTTGAAGTTATAAGACGCTGTGCCGATGTGCCTGTCTTAGAAGGCAGGCTGGTTATGAGTGAAGCTACAAGCGTTGGACAGATCGGACTCGATCTTGTTGTAAATAAAAAAGATTTTAATAAGCAGATGAGCGGCATCCAGAACCTTGCCACGAAAGTTAGCAAGAAACTGGCTGCCGCTTTTGCTGTAAAGAAACTCGTAGATTTCAGCGCAAAGTGTATCGAACTGGGATCAGATCTGAGCGAGGTGCAGAACGTTGTAGATGTGACTTTTCCTGCAATGTCAAAGCAGGTAGATAAGTTTGCACAGAATGCCTCAACAGCGTTTGGCTTATCCGAAACAATGGCAAAGAAGTATACAGGTACCTTCGGAGCTATGGCAAAGGCATTCGGATTTGGTGAACAGCAGGCATACGATATGTCTACCACGCTGACTGGACTGGCAGGAGATGTAGCATCCTTTTATAACATTACACAGGATGAAGCATACACCAAGCTGAAATCAGTATTCACAGGTGAAACAGAGAGCCTTAAGGATTTAGGCGTCGTCATGACGCAGACGGCCCTGGACGCTTATGCAATGGCAAATGGCTATGGTAAGACCACAGCAGCAATGTCAGAGGCGGAGAAGGTCGCACTACGGTACTCTTTCGTGCAAAGTAAACTTGCGACGGCATCCGGGGACTTTATGCGGACTTCTGACGGCTGGGCTAACCAGGTAAGGATCCTGAAATTACAGACTGAGTCTTTTATGGCGGCAATCGGTCAGGGGCTGATCAATGTCCTGACACCAGCTATCAAGGTGATCAATACCCTGATGGGGAAATTGGTACAGCTGGCGAATGTATTTAAAGCGTTTACAGATAAATTTGCCGGAAAGAAAGGTAATGATGTAGCCACAGGGATGGCGGCCGCGGAGGATGCGTCTGCCGGGATCAGTGATAATATTAATGCCGCAGGAAAAGCAGCTAAAAAGTTAGGCGGATTACTTCAGTCGGATGAACTGGATTTACTCTCCCAAAAGACAGATTCCTCTTCGGCATCCGGAGGATCTGCAGGAATAGATATCGCTGGTTTGCAGACTTCCACGCAGGAGGCTGAAGCCAGTGCGGATAAAATTTCGAAAAAACTCTCTGACGCATTCAAGATTCCCGGTGTCAAAAATTTTGCAGATCAGTTCAACAATGGTCTGAAAAAGATTGATTTCGGAAATCTGAAGGATAATTTTTCAAGAATCATGGCTCAGATGGATCCATTGGCCAAAACTACAGTCAGAAACATTGAGACAATCATGGATCCGCTGGGAGGATATCTCGGAAACAGAATCGGAAATAAGATTGCTGTTACAGCCAAAGCGGTAGACCTGGGGCTGGATGGAATTGCAAGCTATCTGGAGCGCAACAGGAAAAAGATAGAATCCTGGAGCAGTGATGTAAGCCAGTCTATTGCGAACGGATTTACTAATCTTACGGATATCAATGAGCAGATATACAATAATCTGCTCGGGGCACTGGATAAAGCAGGACCTGATATTGTAAACGGAATCAATGATATTCTGACAGGCTGTACTGGATTTGGAATGTCACTGGGAACAATCTTCGCGGAAGGGTTTGAAATTTCCACAGAACACACATCCCAGTGGATGAAAGACAATCAGGAACTGATAGAAGGTACGCTCACAGATCTGTTTGATTTCGGTGGAGAATGTGCTTCGCTGGTAGGAGAGATTGTGGGAGGACTTGGTAGTTCTCTTACGGACTGGTGGGAGTCTCAGGGAAGCAGTACTTTTGGAAATATTGTAGATGCCTGGAATGATATCAAGAAAACGGTTTTAGAACTGTGGAATGATATTGCGATGCCGGTACTGAATCATGCCAAGGAAGCGTTACAGGAACTATGGGAAGAAAATCTCAGACCACTATGGGACAACATTCTTGATCTGATTAGCTCAGTAGGTGATTTCCTTGCAGCCGCGTGGAGTACCGTAATCAAACCAATTATCGGGTATCTGGCACCGACAATCAAGCAGGTGGCAGACATTGTGATAAACATCATGAGTACCGTATTCGTAACCGTGTCAGACATTATATCTGGAGCCATGAAAATACTGGGAGAACTGTTGGACTTCCTCACCGGAGTGTTTACAGGCAACTGGAAAAAGGCATGGGAAGGCTTGCTGAAAATACTGGACGGCATTTGGCAGCAAATCTGGGGAGTGATTAAGGGAGCATGCAACCTGATCATTGACGGTGTGAATGCCATGATTTCACTGATATATTCTACACTGCGCAATGTGGTAAATGGAATCGGAAGCGTTGCAAAGAAGGCAGGAGATCTGGTTGGAAAAGACTGGGGCTTCGAAATGCCGAGTGATCCACCGCAGATACCTAAATTGTGGAATGGTGGATATGTCAAGGCTAATACGCCACAGCTTGCTATGATCGGTGATAATAGGCATCAGGGAGAAATTGTATCACCGGAAGATAAGTTACAGAAAATGGCATTAAGCGCAGCACAGGCGGCAGCGGGATCGGGAGGATCCATATCTGCGGAAAAGCTGGATAAGATCATTACATTGCTGGAGACTATCATCGGAATATTGGCGTCAGGCAATACGATAGAAATCAATGGCGTAAAATTTGCGGAACTACTGAAAAAGATAAACAGGGAGTACTTTAAGGCAACTGGAAATTACCTGTTGCTGGATGTATAAGGAGACAGCAGGATGGCATTTCAGGCATGGTTATTAAAAGTGGGAGATACTGATATTTCAAAGTATGTAGATATTGAGACCTATAAGGTGAGTCCGGATCAGCGTGCAGATCTGGACTCTGACAGAAATGGTTTGAATATTTTATACCGGGAAGTTGCAGATCATTATACAACAAAAATTGAGTTCAATACGATTCCACTGGAAGCATGGGAAATGACAGAATTTCTACAAGCAATGGAAAAAGCGTACATAAAGGAGAAGGAAAGAAAGGTTATTGTAACTTATTTCGATGTAAATACCGGAGGATATAAATCGGGAGAAATGTATGTACCAAATTATACAGTAGAGACAAAAAGTTGGAATGGTATGGAATTATGGTATAAGCCATTACGTGTTGCGTTCCAGGAGTATTAAGAGGGAGAGGGAATGATAGATTATAAATATAAAGATTTTTATAATGATACATCCGTATCCAAAAGAATGCAGATACAATGTAGTGACGGGAGTGTACTGAATGAAGATGACTGGAAAGGTGAAAGTGCAGAACTTACTGAGAGACTATGCTCAGAGAGTGAACTAAGTTTTGGCAGGTGTGAGGCGAGTACTTTTAAACTGAGAGTCAGGGAACGAATAGTACCTCTTGCCGGAAAAAAGATAACCGTATCCGTAACATTGGAAGGAGCCGAAGAGGCTCCTTTTATGATGGGAGTTTATAAAGTAGATTCTGATGTACCTACAGCAGATAGAAGATGTCGGGATATTGTAGCCTATGATGCCATGTACGACATCCTAAATGCAGAGGTATCCGGGTGGTATAACAGCCTGACATTTCCAATGACGCTTAGACAGTTCAGAGATAGCTTTTGTGCTTATGTCGGTGTGGAACAAGAAGAAATCACACTGGTCAACGATGATATGGTGGTAGAAAAAACTATCGATCCGGGAGAGCTCCCGGGGAAAACGGTTATTGAATCCATCTGCGAGATTAACGGATGTTTTGGGCACATCGGTAGAAATGGAAAACTGCGGTATGTGGTGCTGGAACAGATGATCGAGGGTCTGTACCCCGCAGATGATCTGTATCCGGCAGATGACCTTTACCCTGCGGATCCGGTGGGGACCACGGAGGTATCCAAAAGTAATTACATCTCCTGCCAGTATGAGGACTTTGTTTGTCAGCATATTACTAAGTTGCAGATCCGCCAGGAAGAAAATGATATCGGGGCAATCTCCGGTACCGGGAATAACGGTTATATTATCGAGGATAATTTTTTAGTATACGGCAAGTCTGCGACGGATTTGCAAACGATAGCTGACAGAGTCCTTAGGGTAATCGGTGTCGTATGGTACCGACCAGCACAGGTAGAAGCCCGAGGTAATCCCTGCCTGGAGGTAGGGGATGGCATCTTGTTGCACACGACTCGGGAGACCATTTATACCTATATACTGCAGCGCACATTAAAAGGCATACAGGCACTTCGTGACAGCTATACGGCGGAGGGCGAGGAATACAGGACCGGACAGGTCAATGGCATTATGAAGTCCATCATCCAATTGAAGGGTAAGTCGAATGTCCTTACCCGGACAGTGGAAGAGACCCGGCTGGAAATGAAAGATATCGAAAATGACTTATCTACAGAGATAAAAGTGGTAGCAGGAGAGGTTGAATTAAAGGTATCGAAAGATAATCTTATTGCAGAAATAAATCTGACACCGGATAAGGCACTGATCAAGGCTGAGAGGATAGATCTGGTCGGGCTTGTAAATGCAGATGAGATGGTGATCAAGTACGCGACCATCGAAACCTTGAATACTACCAAACTGGAACTAAACAACCTGATTGCCACCAAGGCAACCATCGACTCTCTCAATGCCGTCAGTGGCCGCGTAGGATCACTGGAGGCGGATCATGTGACTACATCTGATCTGTCAGCCGTATCAGCCCGTCTGAGCAACGTGGAAGCCAACTATATCAGCGCCAGCACTGTAAAGGCAGACTACATGGAGGTATCCAACTGGACATCCTCTGGGGTGATTAAAGCGGACAGAATCAGCGCTGCGACTATCATAAATAAGCTATCAAGCGTTGATCTGGTCAGCGTAAGAGCAATGGGTGTCAGCGGGTACATGAATTATAAAGGTACAGTAGTTGCGTGGAGAACAAAAACCATTAGTGGGACTGTTATAACTTATTTGGGACCGGAGGATTAAGAGATATGAGCAATTTAGAAATCAAGGAATTTAGTCAGGCAATCGCAAATTTTGTAGAAGCATCTCCGTTGCCGGAGGAAGTTAAGCGCATGGCATTGCAGGAGAATTTGGCACGTCAGGAGCAGAAAGCCAGGGATGCATTACTGGCGGAGATTGCGGCTCGGGATGCCGAGGAGCAGGAGGTGAAGCAGGATGCAGAAAGCGTATGATTGGGAAGAGAACTATTGGGAGAATAAGCCATCGACCAAGACACCAGTAAATAAAACCAACTTGGACAAGCTAAGTAATGCGATTCGCACTATTGATGAGCGTGTGATTACTCTGGACCTGACTAAGCTGTCAAAGATAGAAGCTAATGGGATGATCACGGGTATTACTCTTAATCAGGATACCGGAGATATTACGATTACGTATTATTCTGGTGCAAGTAGTGTTTTGCATACTCTGATGGCTCAGATTGCCATTAACTTCGGATACGATCCAGTTACTGAGCGGCTTATCATTTACTTAAAGGACGGAAGCGAACAGTACATAGATCTGTCTGCACTTATTACGCAGTTTGAATTTCTTGATTCGGGCACCGTTTACTGGTCCATTGGAGATGATGGAAAAGTAAAGGCAGACATCAAGAACGGAAGCATTACTGCAGATAAACTGCAGCCGAACTATCTTGCAGACATCACAGTGCAAGCAGAAACAGCAACACAGCAGGCATCTGCGGCGGCATCATCTGCAGCACAGGCCAAGATAGATGCGGATCGAGCAGAATCGTATGCAAAAATCACTGAACCTAAGTTCTATCTGGATGAAACCACGATGAACCTTTATATGAAGGATGGCGCAGGAGTGGATTTTGTAGTAGTTGATAATGTTTTATATTGGAAGGTAGCATAAGGAGGACAATGACATGGCAGCACCGGAAGGTTACAATGCTCTCGGAAAAATCGGAATATCTTACAAAGGAGATTACGACTCCAATACCACATATGAGCGACTGGACGCGGTTGAACATAACGGCAGTACATATCTGGCCATCAAAGATGCTCCGGACGGAGCACCGAGGGATGATAAGCTCAATTGGATCTATTTGGCTAAGGGATTTAGTGGTGACATCGGAGATTCAGAGATCGCGTTTACTGAGGCGGAGAACCGCGAGAACATTAATACGGGCGAGAGCGTAAAGACGGTCTTTGGCAAGATTAAAAAGTTTTTTGCGGACTTGACCGCACCGGCATTTGCACAGATGATCACCACAAAGGAGGATCTGTTAGCTACCAAGGCTACCGGATATGTGCCGGATGCCAAGGCGGTAGCAGATGCATATACTGAGTTAAATGGCAAGTTAGGCAATATTTATATAAGTGATATTACATCGGAAATAAACACAGATTATGTTGATGGCAGTGTTTATGTTTATTCAACAAACCGAACAATACGTGTCATTGCAAAGTTAACGGCAAAAGAAGATATTCCAGCTTGGACGCATATAATTAATAATTTAGGATGGACTGGAATTAATATATACTTCTATGATGTAAATAATCAAATAGGTATCAACTGGAATGGAAATTATATGCAAAATACTATTGTCGTAAGTAAAAATAATACTTTTAATATAGATATTGAAGGTATTGTTTGAATAATTATTGGCACATGTAGATACATGATAGCCTCAACGTATGCCCTTTTGATACTGGCTTACGGTTTACGATTGCTGAACCATTGATATAAAAATCATTATAAGTATTATCCTCTGCAACAAAGGCACCAGGATAAGGATTACCTGTATACGTTTGTGGTAGATTACTAACTATAGCGGAGTATGCATCTATATCATTTGTGGTGGTTAATGTACCACATCCAATGCACATATGTCCGATTTTGGTATATGTAAATATGCCAGTGATATTATCATGAACTATTGCTTCAGTTGCGGTGTCTAACTTGCCATTTAACGAAGTAAATCAGATGGCGGGCGCAGCCACAAGAGCGCCAGAAAGGAGCCCACATGGGTTACATTAAATTTAAAAATAAAGAGACCGTACAGAAGGTCATAGTATCTGAAGAGAGTCCTCATGTGATCAGAATCACCGGAGACAATCTCGTTGTAAATACTGACGGCTTCAGTCTCTATCTGGACGAAGATTGCAAATATCCGCTCGATAATGGTGAGTATGAGGCATACAATACTTTGTTCCGAGAAGGTGACGGCTGGTATGAGCTGTCCGATGACGGATCTGTCTATGTTGAGCCGGTTGCACCGGTGCAACCGGAGCCCACAGAGGAAGAACTGGCAGAAATGGCCAAACAGGAACAAATCCGACAGGTAACAGCACAGATCAATGACTTGAAGGTACAGATTGCTGCAAGCGACTATAAAGTAATCAAGACCTACGAGTATTCTCTGCTGGGAGAGCAGGCGGAATACGACATGGAAACAGTCCATGCTGAGCGACAGAATCTCCGGGATCAGATCAACGCACTGGAGACGCAGCTGACAGAATTAACAGCAGAGTAGGAGGCTGCCAATGAGAGCAAGAGACGGACCCGCGTAATTACATAGCAACCATTGAGCCAAGAGCCGATTACTTCCCTGCCGGGAGGTGACCGGCTTTTATATTTGAGTGAGGTGCGGCAACATGAACGAAACCGAAATGGAACATCGGCTTACAGAGGTAGAATCCAGATCAAAATCCAATACTCATAGGATTGATAAGTTGGAGAGAGTGACGGAAGAAATCCACACCATGTCAAACACAATGATTCAGTTGGTGGAGGAAGTAAAACACACCAACGAGACGGTATCAAGCTTGGATCAGAAGGTTGAAAAGATGGACAGCCGAGTGGATGATATGGAGCGTGCTCCTGGGAAAGAGTGGAGTAATGCAAAGAGAACAGTTTTTAATACCATTGTTAGCGGACTTATAGGAGCTATAACTACAGGACTTATCTGGGCTGCGGTACGGGCATCCCAGATGTTTTAAGAAAGAGAGGATAACATTATGGATTTATCATTTTTATTGCAACTCGTAG